AAAACGGACAAATCCATTTTTCCAGAAACACGCATATCTACGTTGTTCTTAGCATAGATTTTAGCATCTCCTGTTACTTCAATGTTAGCATCACTTCTAAAGAAAACATTAGTAGATCCATCAACTGTTAAGTTATATGCACCTTTAATATACAAATATCCATTTCTATCAACAACATAATAACCATCTCCAACAATACGATTTACTTGTGTGCCATTGGCATCTACTTCAGTAAAAGTGCCTTTAGTGTGATAAGTGTGAATTCTCTCATTATTTGGTGTGTCGTCCCATTCTTGCACGTGTCCAGATTCTGATTGATACACATGATTGTATGGATAAATTGCATTATATGGTGACTCTGGTTGATTCCAAGTTGCCTTAGTAATAGCTACTGGAACTTTCGTTGTTCTTGTTGAATCTTTTAATCCAACAATTGTTTTAGATACTTGTTCATGTCTGGCCAAACGATTTGTGTCTGGTTCATTTAGTAATTCTTTTATTGGATATTTACTGAATGGATCTTTAAAACCAAACTGTGGAACTCCTGGTCCACCATTAGAAACTGTACCATCAGGATTCTTTTCACCAATCGGCACAGTATTTGCATCAACACCAGCTGGCACATTTTGAGGTAATGTTTTTGGCGGATCTCCTTCTAATGAAGCATATCCATTTCTGTATAATTCAGTTGTTGTATTACCATATCCATCTTGAACATCTTGTCCTGATTTCAATGCTCTAGAACGAGATACTCCATCTGGGTGCGATGCATGTAAATAACCAAGAATTATTTTTTTATCAGTTTTATCATCAATTAATCCGTAACGCTTTAATTCATTGTAATTAAAACGTGTCCATTCTTCCATAATTTTTTCTTGTATTTCTGCATTACCAAGAAATTCTGTAACAGATTTTAATCCACTTTTACCTTGCCAAATTGTATTATCAGCAAGTTTTTGATTAGATGGTGGTTCCGTTTCTCCGTTTGCGTTTAATGTTCTTCCAACATAACCAAGAGAGTTTAATGCTGGTCCAGTCATTTGATATTTACCAATACGTCCTTGTGCATTTACAGCACCATAATTTTGTGCACCAAGAACACCTTTAGTTCCAAACTCTAAAGCACCTCCAGGTTCAGAAGTTGTTTCTAATCTAGCAACAGCAATTTTATATTTTTCTATATCACCATCAGTTAAAACACCAATTGTTTGTTCAGCTACTTGTTGTTGATCTTCTTGTGTTGGCGTTGTGCTGTTTGATCCACCTTCGGTTTGTTGTTGTGGAGTACTAGAACCTGTTTCTACTTGTCCATCTGTTTTAATTAAATAATCATCACCATCATTTAAATAGTTTGTGCTAATTTCTGTATTTTGTGGAATGCCACCAATAGTTCCCATCATTATTGGTTGTTGTTTTTCCTCATCACGGAAAAACACAATAACCCATGTTCCCTCAACAGGACCAAGAGGTGTATAACCAATACCATTCATCGCAGCAGAAGTTACAGGTTGCATTGGGTATGCCCAAGGCAATAACTCTGTTGGTAAATCTTTTTTATTTTCTGTGTGTAATCCTACTACTCGAACTTGACAGCGTCCTAATCGAGCAGGATCAATTCTATTTTCAACAACACCTGTATAAAGTATCATTCCGAACCTTCTTTTGTTAAATCAACAATTAATGAGTCTTTAATTATAGACATGTGTATTTCATGTTTTTCTCTATTTAAATTATGACATAAAGAAGCAATCATATACCTACCAGAAAATGTTTTATCAAGTAATTGTTCTTCCTGATCTTTTTGATTGAAAGGTGTTGGTCGATACATATAAACATCAACAACATCGCCGACACACAAGTCGCTTCTTCCTGGAACAGTAATATCCATGTAATAAGCATTTATTTCGTTCATATGCATAATATTTTTTAAATACCATGTTTTCATTTTATCAGTTTTGAAATTACTAAAATTTTCTAATGCTCTTGGTTTAACATCTAAAAATGCAAAAGTTTTTGATGGTAAATTTACAGTTGACAATGGATATTTGTTTAAATGGTTGTGATTTTTAAATTCATCTTCGTATGTTAATGTTTGTACATTATATGTTTTTGTTACAATCTCATGTGTAATTAATCTAGATTTATACATACCAGATTGAATTCTATTCATATAATCAAATGCTGTGTTAATTTTAACTGAATTGATTCTTGATAATGTTTCTGCTATATCTCTAGAAGAACCACCACCATCTGCAGATGGATCTCTTGAATTGTTATCATAAATATATTTTGTTTTTGGATCTTGTGATAGCAAAGTGTCTATACTTGCATAATTAAATCCTCTATTATTTTCAAAAAATATAAAATTCGCAGATTCAGTTTCTTGAGATAAAGATCTTTTTGCTAAAAAATTTATATTTGTAAATGGCGTCCAAAAATTAGATACATACATTGTTGTATTTTTAGTCTTTTCAATGTTAATTTTTTTATCAGTTCTTAACTCTTGTTTTAAAATTTGTTCAACTACTGTACTAATAGTCCCAGCAAATCCTTTACTTACTTTAGCATTTAAATCTCTCACTGTTTCGAAAGAAACAAAATGTAAAGTATATTCAACTGCTCTTTCAGCTGTATATTTTCTGTCAGTCATCTTGTAAATATAAAACTCTTGTTCATATAAACCATCTTTTTCGTCAATCGATGGTGTTTTAAATGTAATCAAAAGTTTTTCTTCACCAATCATTGGCATTAAATTAACGAGATCTTGCGCATCATTTAATGTGATGTTACCAGACATTGTTGGTGAATACATGTCTTCGTAAATATTAATGTCGATTACAAAATTGAATACATCAAAAATTGTGCCTTTAACAGATCCAATTTTTACATCAATTAATTGAAAATCGCCAGCCGATTTAATTTTTTCAACTTCAGAACTCATTATTTTAGAATCTCTCTAAACTGTCGTATAACTTCGCCAAGTATATCTGCAGGAATAATTTTAATTCTTCTTTTAGATTCGTTTTTATCAACCTCATATTCAAAGTTAGTTACTGGTGTCGCATCGGCAACACCAAGTTCATTAACATAATCTGACATTACAATATATCCTGCAGTTGAAATATAATGTCTTATATTATTTGCTGCTGCTCCATATTTTTCATCAATGAAAACTTCTAATTGTTTTTGAGGAAGAGGAAAATCATTTATGTAATCATATCTTTCATTTGTTAACATAATAATCCAATGATAATATGGAGTTCCATAAAATTTTTCAGAAATTATTTCTGGATTTTCTCCATCCCTAATATCATATTCTTCATAAAATGTAAGATTAGCAAATAGATTTGTTTTAACTCTAACATTAGTAATTATGTCAGAAATTAAATACTCCTTTGGTTCCTCTCCAAATTCAGAAAAATCTACAACTGCTACAGGAAAATTTTTAAAGTATGACATATTAGAATGACGCTAAGTTGGCATCTGCAAAATTTTGATTGCTGAAATTTGCTTTTCCATCTGGACCTTGACCTAAGAATCTTTCTTTGGTTAATGTTTCCAGTTCTAAAAATTGCATTTGCACATTTATTTGTGTTGGGAATCCATCTGGATGTGTCGCTAGTTGTCCATTTGGTGCGTAATTAACTTGTAAATCTGTAAGGACACAAGTTGAAATTCTATTCAAATGAGGATGTTCTCTATCTCCAAAATAATATACAATATCAAACTCAGAAGGAAACAAATAAAGCATTTTGTTTACATTGTTTTGAAACTCTGGATGCATGTAAAATTTAAATGTGTTAATAATTCTTTTTACATTCGCTGCCTCTTCTGGTGATCTTGGAGCAAATTGATAATTAAATGAAAATCTACGAAATTCCATAGATTTAAATAGTTGTTCTTTTCTTGGATTCGGTGCTGCTTTATATAAAGCTGAAAGCATGCTTCTAGCAGGATTCATTTCAAATCCTTTTACAACAGCACCACCTGTTCCAGTTGCCATTGCGCCAGCATTAGCATTCGTTCCTGCTTCGGCTGCTGCTCCAAAAATAGCACCAAGTTCTTCCTCACCATATGTAGCTCTATAACCTACATTTACTTCATTAGGGACATGTAAAGCAATAGCATTTCTTAGACGTTTAATTTTTTGTGTTGCTTTAAGACCACTCATTCCTGGAGCATTTTCTAGAATTTTACCATAAGCAACAGCTGCTCCAGTAGTAGCACCACCTGTAACTGCGCCAGCTCCAGCAGAACCAACAGTTCCTTTTAAAAACCTTGCTGTTCCACCACTTGTGCCAATTTGACTTGCTCCCTGCCCAGCACCAGCGAATGCTCCAGTAACACCACCAACTACAGCACCACCAGTTGCAGCAGCACCAGTAGCCTGTCCCATGCTTACTTGTTTTCCTTGAACAGTATTTTGTTCTGTTTTATCTACATCACCAACTACACCAATTTTTCCTTCTGAGAAAACACGAGATTGCTCAGAAACATTGATATAAAAAACAACATAATTTAAGTATGATTGATTAAAAAAGTTCTGACCTACTTTTCCAATTTCTCCACCTTGACTACTAAAGAGATCTATTGGGTAATGTAAATTTTCCACATTGTATTTACTTCGATCTAATGCGGTCTCTCTTGTTACTTTTGGCGTTTGTGGGGGTGTTGTTCTTTCTGCCATGATAGTCCTAAATATAGGTGGTTGTTATTTAGTATTATTTATTCATGTTTCACAAAGGCAAATTCAGACCAAAACATCCCCAAAAATATGATGGCGATCCAACAAATATAATTTATAGAAGTAGTTGGGAATTGCGTTTTATGATTTGGGCAGACGAAAAACCGAATGTCACAAAATGGCGATCGGAGGAGACTGTTATTCCATATATTTCGCCGATTGACAATAAGCTGCACAGATACTTTGTTGATTTTCAAATTCAAATTAAAGATAAAACTGGGGTACTAAAAACTTATTTAATTGAAATAAAACCAGAAATCCAAACAAAACCACCTGTAGTCCAGAGGCGAGTTACAAAAAGGTATCTTGAAGAAGTTGTAACGTGGGGTAAAAATGAAGCCAAATGGAAAGCAGCAAAAGAATACGCAAAAGACAGGGGTTGGGAATTTTTAATTATAACAGAAAAAAATCTTGGAATAACAAATAATTGGTATAAGACTAAATAATTGAATGAAAAAACAATCAACTGGTAAATTAGAATCTATCTTTAACGATAGCGCATATGATATATCTGCTGCTAAAAAGTCGCAACAGTGGTTCACAGCACAAATTAAAAAACTATCTACAGCAACTCCACAAAAAGTTTTACGTGATGGAACATTAACATCAACTATGATTCCTGGAGGAATGTATCTGTTTTACTATGACCCAAAACACAAAGATACATTACCATATTATGACAGATTTCCATTAGTTTTGCCATTTAGAAAAGTAAAAGGTGGTTTCTACGGATTAAACTTTCATTACTTACCACCTTTGTTGCGTGTAAGATTACTGGATAGATTGTTACAATTTTCAACAACAGCTGGCTTAACAGAACAAACAAGATTAAGATTTAAATATCAACTTATTGCTGGAAGCGCAAAATTTGCAGCAGCACAACCTTGTGTAAAAATGTATTTGAATAATCATGTAATGAGTAGATTTGTTGAAATAAACCCAAACGATTGGGTAACTGCTATGCTACTTCCTGTAGAAAGGTTTGTTGGAGCAAATAAAGACAATGTTTGGAGAGATTCTAAAAGGGCAATCTAATGGCATCAATTAACGAATTTATAGCACAAGTAAAAGAAGAAGGATTAGCAAGAGATAATCGATATCTTGTTACAATCACACCACCACAATTTTTGGTCGCTAACGCACCAGATGTAAAATTAAGATTGTTGTGCCAAAGTGTATCAATGCCAGGAATGAATTTTGTTTCAAACCCAGTACTAACATATGGCGAACAACGTGAAGTAATTTACAATCGTCAATTTGAACCAATTAATATGGAGTGGATACTTGATAGCAGATTAGATATTAAAAAGTTTTGGGATGAGTGGCAACAACTAATGATTCATCCAGTTTCTAGAATGGTTAGTTACTATGAAGATTATATTGGAACAATTGAAATCGATCAACTAGATGCAAGCGACGAAGAAAGACCAAGATATGCTGTAAGATTATATGAAGCATATCCTAAAACAGTAGCACCAATTTCTTTTAGTGCAGGATCAAAAGAAATTACTAAGTTGTCAGTAACAATTGAATACAAATATTGGCTACCATTAAATGTAGCAAGTGGCAGTAATGATTCACAATATATTCCAGATTTTAATATGGGGTCGCCATCATATCAAGATTTACTTGGTGGTGGAATTCAATCATTTAATGTATCAGGAAGTACATTAGATTGGCCATATCAAGAAATTGACATATAATAACAATAATAAAAAGAAAGGGTAATTATGTCAGAAGAAAAAGCAAAAGAAGATTGGATGCAAAAGAAATGGCGTCCTGCTATGGGATGGATGTATATGGTTGTATGTTTCTGTGACATGGTTTTATTTCCAGTAGCTTGGTCAATTCTACAAGCAGTATTACATCAACCTGTTACACAATGGAATCCTCTAACACTACAGGGTGCAGGTTTATTTCACTTGGCTATGGGTGCTGTATTAGGTATTGCTGCTTGGGGTAGAACGCAAGAGAAAGTTGCTGGAGCATCAACTGTTCCAACATCAGTAGGTTCACCAACTCCATCTCCAATAAGTTCAAGTATGCCATCATTATCACCAACACCAACAGTAACACCATCACCAATGGCATCTGCTAAAATTCCTGATGATGCTCCTGTTGTTCCTAAAGGACGCATGAAAATTGAAGACTGATAAAGAATTGAGTAAAGTTTTTGACATTGAAGTTGAAAATGAAAAGGTAGGTGTAACAACAAATCTTGTTATTCAAGATGATGTTGCAAAAACATCTACGGAAAAAGTTGAGTCTGATTTTGATCAGACAAGAAAAAACTTGCATCTTCTCTTGTTACAGGGAGAAGATGCTTTGATAGGTGCTCTTGAAGTTGCAAAATCTTCAGAGCATCCACGTGCTTTTGAAGTTGTTGGAAATTTAATAAAACAACTTGCTGATGTAAACCAGCAACTTATGGATCTTCATAAACAGAAACAAAATTTAGAAGAAACGAAAGATGGTTTATCTCCTAAAAAAAGTGTAACAAACAACAATGCAATATTTGTTGGAAGCACAGCTGAATTGAATAAGTTGATTAACAATATGTCTAAAGGGGAATAATAATGACATTACCAATGTATAAACATCCTGTCTATACAACAACATTGCCTTCTACTGGAAAGCAAATAAAGTTTAGACCATTCTTAGTAAAGGATGAGAAAAACCTTCTTCTAGCGCAACAAAGCGAAGAAGAACTAAACATGATTGATACTTTAAAAACAGTTATATCTGACTGTATTTTAGATAAAGATATTAATGTTGACGATCTTGCTATATTTGATTTAGAATATATGTTTACACAACTACGTGCTAAATCAGTTGGTGAAGAAGTTGAATTGATATTTACATGTAAAAATAATGAATG